GTGACGAGTACGAGTCCTACACCAACAGCAAGTCCTACCTCATCGACATGGTGGGTCACAACTTCGCTGACGGTTACGAGACAGGAGAGTACGAGTTGAGCTTCGACGACGAGAATGACGTTGTCATGACTCCGAAGAAGCGTTACGGTATCAACTTCCTGTCCTACGCATACGACACGGATAACCCCGAGGATATCCTCACCCACATCGACCACGCTACCTATCTCGCAGACCTGCACACCGCAGATACCGAGGGAGTGGTGAAGCATGACAACCGCACTCAGTTCGTTATTGCCAACAAGATTGATGCCGAGCAGCTGTCCAAGGGCGACTTCGTTCAGAACATCGGCTTCGCTGAGGACATCCCCGACGTTAACGGTCGCAACCTCTATCGTGAGGCACTCGATACCCACACCATCAAGGGTATAACCCGCATAATCGACAAGAAGTGGGTTAACGTTACCCTGACAGCCGAAGACAAGGCAAAGCTCGCCACCATCACCAAGAATGCGGCCACCGTATCCGTTACGGGTGCCAAGTACACTTGGAAGGGCAAGACTGCCGTGTTCGACGGTGAGGTCATCTACGACCCACACTACAAGCTGACGGGTTTCTACCTGTACACTGCCGTAGAGGGAGTCTGCCTGAAGGAGACCGTCGAGACCGATTCCTTCTTGGAGAAGGTCGAGCAGTCCATAGCAAACGGTGAGATTACCTTCAAGCTCGCCGACGAGGAGGATACCGAGGTTACCATCTCTGCCACAGTCAGCGACGGCGCGGTCATCGAGGACCAAGCCAAGTTCCTACTCGGCAACGGTGTATACAGGCTGTCAAAGTCCATTCAGAACGACAACCTCGCAGGTCGCGACAGTGAGTACATCCTGACCATTGATACCACGAACGTGACCAACAACTTCACCATTAACGGTGTCGAGGTTATGGCGGGCAGCACGGAGCAGACCATCGCACTCGGTGATTCCACCACGTTCTCTATAGCAGGTCTCGGTGACGGCGAGAACGTTGACCTGACCAACCTGACCATAAGGTTCGCTTCAAGCGGTAACGGACTGCTGAAGCAGAAGTCTATCGCCGATGCAGCCGTTTCGAGCAACCTCCACTTCATTCCTATGAAGGGCTTGGAGATTCAGGAGCGTCATAAGCCCGGCTACGACGAGGAAGGTCAGATTGACCCCGAGGCAGGTGTGGAGAAGATTTACTCTATGCTCGCTACCCGTGGTATCCGTCGTGGTCTCTGCAACCCGCAGATGATTGAGTACCGCTACATCGTTGACTCGATGGGCTACGGTCTCGATGCCATGATGGGTGGTAAGGTATACCTGACACAGCTCGCCAAGAAGCGCATGCAGTGTACTGCCATTGTGAACATGCCTTCCAAGAAGCAGTTTGCACGCAGCACTGACCCATACTTCTGCGACAGCTTCGTCAGCGGTGCTGAAATCAAGCCCGCCTTCGATACGGCTTACATTCCTCTCGGCGGTAACTCCGACAACTACGGCAGCAGGACCTTCTCTCTGCCTGATGCCGACAACGGAGCAACCTTCGGAGCAGCGTTTTGGCCTTGGTTGGAGTACACCGTGAACCGCAAGCGTGTCATAGTTCCTCCTGCAGCCGACGTATGTAATGCGTTCTTCCGTAAGTATCAGGGTGCTGACCCGTTCATGATTGTTGCCAACACCAACGGTGTCCTGAGCAACAGATTCCTGACGGGTGTCGAGTACGAGGCTGATACCGAGGACCGCGATGCTCTCGAGCCGTTCGGTGTGAACACCATCATCACAGGCGGTGACAGCGCAACAGGTAAGACCGTGATGATTTATGGTAACCAAACCATGTATCAGAAGGTCAAGAGCGACTTCAACAAGCTCCACGTTCGTGAGAACCTCAACCTATTGGAGAACGAGACCATCGCAGTGTTGAAGAATTTCGTATTCAAATATAACACTCCTGAGGTGCGTGCAGACCTTGTAACAAAAGTTACACCGATTTGGCAGCGTGCTCAGACTTCGGGTGCCATTGCATGGTTCACTATTCAGTGTGACGACAAGAATAACACTGAAGAAATCATCGCTGAG